CATGTACAGATACAATTTAAAGGTGCTTCATCGGATACTATCGCAATTCAACTTGCAGGTACAGGACACTATGATGGCACTGCTGGTAAAATTACGAACAACGCAACTAACACAGGAGCAACTTCAGGCGATCTAGAGTTGACTGCATTAGGAACTTCTGGTAGTGTTATAATAGAATTAAGAAAAGACGAAAACTTTACAGCGTAATTCTTATGACTATTGCGAATACAAAGGTTGTGGATACCACTTCCAAATACATTGTTCAATCAAAAGGTATTGGGAGTGAGATCGACCAGATAGTGGTTGACGCTGAAAAACTTGCGAGTGGTAACAATGAATCGCTAGTAAGTTTAATAGAATGTTTTTATTTAATAGAGGGCACAGGTACATTAACTTTAAGTGCCTCTAGTGAAACAGATGATTTGACTTTGACTGGTAAAGGTAAATACGGATTACGACCCGATCAGTTAAAGTTTGGTAACGATAAACAAATATTATTAACGACTGACTCAAATGTAGAGAGTTATTTGTTAGTGACAGAATTTAGGAGAAATAACTAATGGCTGATGTGGTAACAAGTCAAACGATAGTAGATACATCTGGTACAAAAACCGTGATGAAATTTACAAACATAAGTGATGGATCAGGTGAAACACTTGTGACTAAAATGGATGCAAGTGCTTTGACTTTCATGACCGAAGACGCTAATAGAACTATTGCAAAAATATATTGGGCAATCAATACTACAAATGGTAAATCTGGTGTTGAGATATTATGGGCAGGTAGTGGAACGGGTGGTGCTGACGCTACGATAGGATTCTTTTCTGGTCGTGGTTTTCACGATTACAATGTGGCAGGAAATAGTATTCCTAATAATGCTACATTGACAGCAAACACAAGTCCTGCTGGTGATATATTATTTTCAACAAAAGGATTTGTTGCAGGTGATAACTATACTATCATAATTGAAGTAAGGTAAACAAAAAGAGAAGGTGGAGAGATAAATGAAACTAATAACAGAAACAATTGAGAACATTGAAGTCTTAACTGAACAAAACGCTAATGGTAAAAAAGACTACAAGATAAAAGGTATCTTCATGCAGGCGGATATTAAGAACCGTAATGGTCGTGTTTATCCTGTACAAACTCTTGCTAAAGAAGTTAAAAGATACAACGAACAATTTATAAACAAGAAACGTGCTTTTGGTGAACTAGGACATCCAGACGGACCTACTGTTAACCTAGAAAGAGTTTCACACATGATTACTAGTCTAAAACCAGAAGGTAAAAACTTTGTTGGTGAGGCTAAAATAATGGATACGCCATACGGTAAAATCGTTAAAAATTTAATTGACGAGGGTGCTCAATTAGGTGTATCATCAAGAGGTATGGGATCAATACAAGGCAGTACTGTCGGTAAAGATTTCTATCTTGCTACTGCTGCTGATATAGTTGCAGATCCATCAGCGCCTGACGCTTTCGTAGAAGGTATCATGGAAGGCAAAGAATGGGTATGGGACAACGGAGTACTGAAAAGTATGGAAGTTGAGAAGTACAAACAAGAAATAGAGAAGACTAAACGATCTGAATTGGCTGAAGCGAAAGCCTCTATTTTTAACGACTTTTTATCTAAACTTAAATAACCTACGCAGATCATAAGATTTGCGAGTAGATTAAGAAGGTAAATATTATAAATAATAATAACTAAAATTTAAATTTAAATTTTTATTAATAATCAAGGAGAGACCGAATGTCAGATACTAAAAAAGAAGTAGAAAAGTTAGAGGAAGTTAATGCGGCTGTTAAAGACGCTGCCCCTGGCGAAGCTACTCACCTTAAAAATGACGCAGTTGATATGGGTGCTCCAGTTGTAAAACCAACTGACAAGAATCCAGATGCTGCTTCAAAGGCAAAACAAAATACTTCGGATCCAGCACTTAAAAGCGCTAAAGACGGCAGTAACCCTGCTGGAAAAGGCGACATGAAACCAACTTCTATGAAAGAAGAAGAAGTAGAAATCGAAGCAACAGAAGATCAAGAAGTTGTTGCTGAGGAAGAAACTAAAGAAGAATCAAAAGAAGTTGAAATCGATTTATCTGCTGATGTTAAGGCATTAGTTTCAAATGACGCTGATTTATCTGAAGAATTCAAAGATAAGGCTGCTACAATTTTTGAAACTGCTGTTAAGACAAGAATCCAAGAACAAACTAAAATCCTTGAGGCACAGTACGAAGAAAAACTATCATCTGAAAAAGAAACAATGAAAGAAGCTATGGTCGAAAAAGTTGACTCATACTTAAACTACGTTGTTGAAGAATGGATGAAAGAAAATGAATTAGCAGTTGAAAGAGGAATTAGAACTGAAATTGCTGAAGACTTCATCACTGGTCTTAAAGACTTATTCAAAGAACATTATATTGATGTTCCAGAAGAAAAATACAACGTACTAGACGACTTAACTAATCAGAACAAAAAACTTGAAGACAAGTTAAATGAACAGATTGCAAAAAATGTTGATTTATCAAAAGAAGTTTCTTCATCTGCAAAAGCAAAAGCAATTGACGAAGTTGCTTCAGACTTAGCTGATACAGAAAAAGAAAAATTCGAGAAGATGGCTGAGAATGTTGAGTACGATAGTGCTGACAAGTTTAAGGAAAAGTTAGAAACTATTAAAGAATCTTACTTCCCTAAAACAAAGATTGAAGAAACTGCTTCGAAAGATGAAGTTGATTCAGTTGCGGCTAACGCTCCAATTGAGAGCAATACCGATGCTATGGCTGCATATACAGCCGCTATTACTAAAAACCTTAAATCTGTAAAGATTTAATTAATTAAAACTTAGGAGAGATAAAAATGTATCTTACTGAAAACTTACAAGACAAATGGCAGCCAGTATTGGAGCATCCTGATTTACCTAAAATCGAGGACGCATACAAGAGAGCTGTGACTACTGTTATTCTTGAAAACCAAGAAAAAGCAGTTAGAGAAGACAGATCATTTATGGCAGAGGCAGCACCTACTAACGCTACTGGTTCTTCTGTTGATAATTGGGATCCTGTTTTAATATCACTTGTTAGAAGAGCAATGCCTAACCTTATTGCCTATGACATATGTGGTGTTCAACCTATGACTGGTCCAACTGGTTTAATCTTCGCTATGAAATCAAGATTTGGTTCGCAAGCTGGTGCTGAAGCACTATTTAACGAAGCAGATTCAGATTTCTCAGCTAGAGATGCTGCTGGTGACACTGGTTCAACAAGTGCTCATTCTGGAACTAACCCAAGTGTACTTAACGATTCACCTGCTGGTACTTACACAACTGGTGACGGTATGTCAACTGCTCAGGCAGAAACACTAGGTGACGGAACAGACGAGTTTGCTGAAATGGCTTTCAGCATTGACAAGGTAACTGTCACTGCTAAATCAAGAGCTCTTAAAGCAGAATACACTATGGAACTTGCTCAAGACTTAAAAGCAATTCATGGTTTAGACGCTGAAACAGAACTTGCTAACATCCTATCTTCTGAAATCTTAGCTGAGATCAATAGAGAAGTTGTTAGAACAATCTACACAACTGCAAAAGCAGGTGCTCAAGTTAATACTACTACTGCTGGTATTTTTGACCTTGACACAGACTCAAACGGTAGATGGTCAGTTGAGAAATTCAAAGGACTATTATTCCAATTAGAGAGAGATGCTAATGCAATTGGTCAACAAACGAGAAGAGGAAAAGGTAACATGATTATCTGTTCAGCTGACGTTGCTTCTGCACTTCAGATGTCAGGTGTTCTTGATTACGCTCCTGCTCTTGCGACTAACTTAAACGTTGATGACACTGGAAATACTTTCGCAGGTGTATTAAATGGTAA